ATGTCTAATAAACGATTAAATGGAATACAATTTTTACGAGGATTTGCTGTTCTTGCTGTTGTTCTTGGTCACAACAGAGGAACAATGTATGACAATATAGTTGCAGGTTCATTTATTGATTACATAACATCCAATGCTATTTTTGGTGTTGAGGTTTTTTTCGTAATAAGTGGGTTCATAATATCTCATTCAACACAGAGTATAAAATTCAGTTCATTTGCAGAATCTTTATCATTCTTAATAAAACGTTTTTTTAGAATCTATCCTTTGTATTTAATGGTGTTGGCACTTTATGTGTCATTATACTATTACAACTATTATACAGGGGAATTTAGTTTAGGGCATCTTTCTATTGAAAATATAATACAATCAGTATTTATTTCTTCTTATCAGAGTGATGTTATATCTCCAATTTATGGATGGGGCACGCTCGTTGTTGCGTGGACATTGAGATATGAGATTTATTTTTATATAATTTTTGCCATCTCAATGATATTTACAGCAAAATACAGGTCTGTTTTAACAACTGCAATAATTATTACTATATTTATTTTTTCATCATATTATTACCAAGGCCATTTAGTTTTAGACGCGCAATCATTTCCAATACCTAACACCACACCAGATAAGTACATTGGTTTTGCAGGAAACCCAATAGTTTTAGATTTTATTTTAGGAATGATTATAGCGGAATCAGAAAAGTTATTTGGGGACAACAGATTTTATAACAATAAAAATACTGGGTATTTTTATATCGTAATAATAAATATTTGTTTAATATTATGGTTTACTAGTGCGTTCGGTGGAAACGGTATCACGCGCTCAGGTATTATTGCTTTCTTTCTTGTGTTTAGCGTTGTGAGAATTGAAAGGATTTTTTCCCCATCGTTTCCTAAAATAATTACAATAATTGGTGAATCATCTTATTCTTTGTACTTGATACACATCCCTGTAAAGGAGTTCGCAGATTACTACGGAAACTACAAACAAGCAAGATGGTTTAAATATAACATCTTGATAGTCCATTAACATGGCTTAATGTAAATTAAAATGCCCCTACCGATAGCGGTTGGGGCTTTTTTTAATTGCGCGGAGGTAATATTTTATTAGCAAGTCTATGACCAAATCTATTTATTGGTTTCTCAATTAAATTAAAAATTAACACGGAAAGTGTGATTGATAGCGATATTGATGCAAAAAATAATGCCAATGTACCTTGTTTAGGTATAAATGAAAAATAGTTATATTAGAGTAATTTTCAAATGAATTGCCTGTGCATATATTGCCATACGTTGTTATCCTGTCACCTTCTACTCTTATACCTTCTTCCTGTGGTTTTGGAAAGGCTCCTAATGGGGTTTCACCACATGCTATATTACCGCAGACAGAAATGCGGTTGCAGTTAATAATGCGGATTCCAGTATTTTTATTGTCATTAGAGTTATTATTACTAACACTTCCAAAACTACTATTTTTTACGGTTATCCCGTTTTGTCCACAAAGGTAAACGCTGTTGCTTTCAATATTGATACCTATACTATCATCAATACTTAATCCCGGCCCAGAAGATTGACGACCAGAACTTACCCAGTTATTTGAGAAATCAACATAACGCCCACCAGTTATCTGTACACCCGCATAGTAATTATCATCTATGTCACAACCAGTAACCTTGTTAACAGTAAATTCAGGTCCTGGATATGTTGTACGATCTGTGCTGAAGCGGAGGCCCGTGTCGGCGTTATGATAAATAACAGAATCTCTGAACCAAACAGATGGCATTTGAGTTATACTGGCACCATCTCTAGCACTTCTGGCGATGAAGCATTTGTTGAATACCAGTCCGCCGCCTATAGTCCCCTGCTCATCTACTTTTGGTGTTATTAAAATATTTTCTCTTCCCTTTGACTCAACAAATTCACATTGAAAAAATGACCAATCAGAAGATCCCTCAATCCAGGATCCAATACCACCTTTAACTCTAACACTACGCATATTACCAAGGGTAGTAAAATAGGTATGGAAACCTCTATGGGTATCAATAGGGAATATAGAAACATCCTCCCATACAATTCCGTCAATTCGCCCTTCCCATGTCCCGTTTCTGGAGCAGTGGACAATAAAGTCTGTTACATTTGGCGCTTCAATTTCGCGAATATTGGTTGAATTACCTCTCACAAGGTAGGTATCAGTAAGGGTAAAGAATGTTGTATAAATATCACCTGCTGGAAAGATAAGCGCCCCAGTAGCCGCAGCTGATAAAATATACGCTTTATTATCAAACGTACTCCCGGCGTTCGGCACAACACCAAATTCAGTAGCATCACCCGGACCCGTGATACGTTTCCACGCATACGTAGAGCCAACCGCAATAGTGCCACCATCGTCCGTTAAGCCAGTTTTATCGACGCACTGAAATACGCCAGCACCATAACCCTGATGCTCTGTATGCCAGCCTGTGAGTAGGGCGTAATCGCCTATCTCATTTGAATTATCATCACGCATTTCCTGGAATGATTTGAATTTTAATTCTAGCTTGTTCAATGTGTCATATACGTTACTGTCTTTATACCCTACTTTTTTAGATCCATCCGGCTCAGCCAGTTCTTGTCGGAGCTGATCTGGGTCATACTTCAATACGTTAGCAATATAATCAACCTGAAAACCATAGGCATCATAGATAGCCATGCTATGACCCTGAACGGTGACAATTTTCACCAGTTGACCGTTGTATACGATTTTACCGGCTGAGTTGATAATTAGCGGCTGAGCAATCTGGACGTGAGATCCATCCTCATTTTCAATGTATACGGGTATCTGATTAGCAGGATTAACCGGATCGGTATCTATCTTACCAATGTAAATTTTCCCATTAGCAACAGCTTTAAACGAACGGGATTCAGTGAAGATTGGACGAGGGTTAGAAACAACTACGTTGGCAGTGATATCTGTCATTTAATGTGCTCCAGATGCAATGAATCGCCGCAGCGTGGCCACGGTGAATTTTGGGCATAAAAAACCCAGCCAGTGCTGGGTCGTTGCGTTGGTTATCTGTCAGTAGCGATGTAATGAAGGAGGTAATTCTTTATTCTTCAACATTATCCATGCGGAAATACCGTTCTATCACCTACAACTTGCTTTGCTCCCCCTTGCGCTTACCTCATGGTATCCTGCACAAAACTAAGGAGGTTGGCGTGTTAGAAATAATAGTATTAGTTCTTGGTATAGCCTGTTGCGCACTCTATGCAGAGTTAGTTGCCCTCAAGAAAAAGGTTCAGGCATTAGATCACCCATATGAAATTGATGCAAAAATTGAACGATTAACGGAAGAGAATACACACTTAAAAAATTCCATAAGGACACTAACTGATGACAACTACAAACTGTCCAATGCACTGGCTAAGTGGGAAATAGTAAGTTATGAAAGAATGACGGACATTATTTTTTCGTCTTATATGGCTACAAAATCTCCTGAAACATCAGGAAAAGGAATAATTGCAGCTATTGAAAAGAGAATTAAATAGCCATCCATGGCGTTTAATCACTGCTGTGTTGCCTGGTTAGCCAGTAGCGGCCTTACAGCCGTAACTGCCTGATTCAGAGCTCGCTCATATGCAGGTGTTCCAGGTTTGGTGTTTGCAAGGCGAAGAAGCATATTACGGGCTGGCTTTGACTCATACAGGCGCATCATCAATCCAAATCCAGCCTCACCACCTATTGACGTGCCTCCAGAGAAAAGGCCAGCCCCTAGCCTGATGTTATTAGCAAGAGACTGGCCTGTCTGGGTGACGACTCCAGCAGTATCAGCCCTTGCAGTTTCCCTAAGAACGTCATGAAGAGCATTTAACTCTTTCATGTGCTGTCCATTGAATACGGTGTTATAAATCTCACCGCCAGCCTGTCTCTTCAGCTTGTTAACCTCTGTGATGAATTTAGCTGGAGAGTCGCTCGCCTTTTCTGCGATCTTGCTAATGTATGCAGCTCTCATGGCATCCTTACCTTTGCTATCAAGGGCAGGCCATATACGCTTTATGTCTGACGCATTTCTACTGTAGACCACACTATTAATTAACTCTGGCGTTGCCTGGTTGGTAGCATCATTAAGCTTAGTAGCTATTCTTTTATTCAAAACCTTGTTATAGATATTTGAATAATCAGAATTAGCCTTGATATATCTAGCTGCATCCTGAGCACCAAGTGTTTTACCAACAGCACTCTTTAGGTCGCGGCTCATGGCATTCTCAATCGAATTTGTTATCGCCTTAGCTTGGTTAGGAAACACCGTTGCATCACCTTGCACATTTGATCTGAATGCAGTTCTATGCTGCTTCAACAGGTCAAAATCTATGCTTGGATTTGATAACTCTGCTTTAAGATTTTCCAAGGTACTTACCAGATTCTTATCGGCTGATGTTCCAAGACGATTAAGCTTAGCCAAGCTATCATCGATGGCAGTAACTGCATTAGATGTTGGAACTGGAGTTGAACCCATTTTCTGAGTGATATCTTCCAGCACTTTTCCGGCAAATTCCCTGCGGCCTTTGAGTGTGCTGGTAAGTGATTTTACAACATCATCAGCATTATACTCGCCAAACTTATTCAGGTAATTTGAGACAGCGTCACTTCTTGCGGCTTGCTGAGCCTCCCTCTTTGCTCCAGTTCCAAGAATGGCTCCTTCTCCACTTTGCTGAATACCTCTCGTCAAAGCATTACCAGGCTTAATCAGGTCTGATGTCATTGGCGTTATGCCCATTGATTCAGCATTGGCGATAGTCTTTGCTACATCTGGAGAAATATCACCTCTAAGTGCTGTCACTCCCCGCCCAATCCCTTTTGCTACAGCAGATAAAGCTCCCTGAGCGCCAAGGTTGATGGCGGCGTTCTTTGCAACGTTACCAGCAAAATCACCTTGCTGATTAGCGGCCTCAGCGACTGAACCGATAGCCATATTCCCCGCCACGCCAGCGCCGGGAACAAGATATCCACCAATTGTTTCGCCCGCCTGTGCGTAAGGGTCTGTTGGGCGATCAACTGGGCGATATACGTCATCCAGCACTTTCGGGCCGCCTAAACCCTGGCTGATAGCATTAATCAGGCTGGCTCCGCCCTGCAATACATCAAACGGGATATTTACGATCCCACGCCCAGCCTGCTCTGCAATCTGTCCTGCTGACTGGCCGCCAGTGAGGAAGTCACCAGCCCGTTGCATCAGGGATTGCTCAGGATGCTGTGGTTCTTCCTGCTGTGATGATTGTTGCTGAGTTGTCGGCACCGGATACGCAGCATAGAAAGCCTGTTTAGCCTGCTCAGCCTGATCGCCTGCCTGAGGTGCAACCACTTCATTGAAGTATTGCTCCTGAGCCTGTGCCTTCTGTTCTGGTGCCAATGCCTGGTACTGTTGAGAGGCAATAACGTCTTTCCATGCCTTAGCCATTAATCACCCCATAGTGAAGAAAAGTTGCCGTTGGATGCAGGCTGTGATTCCTGTACAGGTTGGGATTGCTGATACTGCGATTTACCAACATCAACGTTGTACTGCTGGTTATAATTGTTGGTGTATTCCTGTATCTCACGAATAGACTGCTGCATAGCCTCCGGGCTTGAGTAGTCAACTTGCGGCATCCCCTGAAAATACATCTTCGCTTCTGCAATGGTGTTGATACCGCTAGCGCCCATATCTCTTGCTGCTGCCACGCCCTGATTCTGCATTCTTCCCTGAATACGTTGTGCGGAGTTATATAACTGGCGTTGCTCTTTGCCTGTGAGTCGGCTGCGAACATCTGCACCAATTGCCGGATTTCCTGCTCCGCCAGTCATGCCAGTCATGAAATCGAGAGCAGAAGCATCTGCATTTGCGATTGCGTCAATGTCTTTCTTCATCGCGTAGTTCTGTGCACTTGCCGCAGACGTTGGAGGTGCAGCAATAGCACTTGCCGGTACGCGAACCATATTGCCGTTATCGTCAATGCCTTCGTAAAATGCATTCGCCCCTGCGCCGTGAAGTTTTCCGTCAATGTTGACTGTTCTACCATCTGCAAGCTGAACGACCCGATTCCCCTCAACTCCTGATATCGTTCTGGCGTTTGCCCTTTGCATTGCCAAATCCTGACCGCGGCGGGCTGTAGAGGCTGACATGTCTTGTCCGCGCATAGTAATATTTTGCCCGCGAGCCTGAAGTCCTTCCCCTGCTTTATTGCTGCGGATTGTTTCAGCAAGTCGACCTCGATCAATCTCGCGACCTGTCAACTTGTCCTGAATATCAAAATACTTTTCTGGTCCTACCGCGTGCATTCCAATAAGGTCTGTTAACTGCGTGAAGCCTTCAGGGCTTTGTTGATATGTCTGCCACGCCTGTTCAGGAGATACGCCAATTTGCTGCAGCGTATTCTGGTGAGTGGCAAGCTCTCGCATCACCGCTTCAGGCCCCTGAGCGGCGGCAATATTCAATCGTGCAGACATATCGCCCATCGCCTGATTTCTGTCAGCATCAACAAAGCCCATGCCCTGACGAATTGTTTCAATCTGGTCTGGATTGGTGGCTGCAAGTTGACGCAAGGCGTCCCGATCACCTGCCGCATAAGCCTGACCGAAAGCTTTTTGAAAGTCAGAAAGCCTCTGAGCAGCCTCATTCTGCTGTATTGCCTGGCCAACTGCGCCAAGCCCCTGAGCAAGTTGAACGCCTACATTTGGACGCTGGCTAAAGTCGTAGCTTGATAGTGATGGCTGCCCGGGAGCGTTTTGGTTTGCCACCTGCATTGATGGCAGACCAGCGAGTTGAAATGTAGCCACGATAACTCCTTAGAAGAGAGAGCCAAGCAATCCGATACCAGCACCGATACCAGCGCCCCATGGCGTGGAAGTACCTAACAGGCTTGCAATACCAGCACCGGCAAGTGCACCGCTCGTACCGCCGCTAATGGCGCTACCAAGCGTGGATTGTCCAGAGCCCTGAGAGCGGATAGCCGCCATCTGCTGTGCGAGATTTCCGGCGTTGTTGGCGTAGTTCTGACCTGCAGATGCCTGACCGGCTGCCGCAGACTGACCGACATTTAACAGGTTGCCGTAATTCTGCATCTGGCCGGAAAGCCAGTTTTGCCCAAGCGTTGGCGCTATTGCAGCCAGTGAATTTGTTGTTGCGGTAGAGCCTAATCCACCTGTAGCCTCAGCTGAATTTAGCGCCTGATATCTTAATTGGTCTGCCTGATTCTTGAATTGATTTGACCCGTAGTAATCATTCAGCGCATTACCCTGCCCTTCCAGCGTAGATAATTGCTGGATTTGCTGGAGAGCTGGCAATCCGGCTGCCGCGTATGGTGCAAGCTGCTCCATGACACGGTTAAACTGTTCGTTCTGAAGGTCTGCCGCATATTTTGTTGCCTGCGCCGCCTCCTTCTGACCGCTGCTGGATGAACCGCCCTTACCACCTTTTTCAGGCCAAAGAGGTTCCTCACCGCGCAGTTTCCTGCCCAGTGCAAAAATATTGCTCATGGTTAGCTCCTGGAGTGTTTCTGGAGGAAGTCGATTAGTTCTTCGCGGGTTGCTGAATAGAAAGTGACGTCGTCTACGCCTTTGAAATACTTCTTAATGGTTCCCACGCGGTTAAGTCCGATCATCGCGCAGTAAATCTGGCCGTGACGGAACTTACGCGCCGCATAGGAAATCACGCAGGCAAAGTTGGTCGTAGTAATGATGTGTCGCCAGAATGCCAGGCCGATATCTTTACTGAATCCTCTGGCATGCGGCAAATACATCGCGTGACAGTCGAATGTTAACGGCTGCGTTTCGTGGTAATAGACGATGCCTCCGAACTCACCATGTACGTGGACTTCGAAATATTTCGTGTCAGGTTTGTAGTCGTATCCGTCACCGTTGTTGCTCCCTGCGATGATGTCGGGATGGTTGCCGACAGTTTCTATCAGGTCGATGTTTCGGGTGGGAGTGAATGTAATCATCAGTTGATTAATCCATGAGTTCGTATTGCATCTTCGAGAGCTTTGATACGCTGTCGCGCCTGCTGCAATCCGGTAGCCAGAGCTGATACCTCAGACTGCGTATATGTGGCACTGACCGTGTAAGTCTGGTTAGCGTTGAATGCACCGAGAAGCGCAGCGCCTGTTGCTGCTGTCCATCCGGTCTGTCGAGCACCGATAACTTTAGTGCCGCCAACTGAATAGGACGTTGTCACGTTGAGAGGTGACGCCAGCGATTGAGAAGCAGTTGCTGACTTCGATACGTAATCAGCCTGCAATGAAGAAATAGTGCTTTCAGCAGCCGTAACCCTACCATCAAGAGCACTGACATCAGCCTGCAAGGTGACTATTTTGCCTTCAGCCGTGGTTAGTCTGACATCCAGTACCGCAATTGCATTGGCATTTGCAGTAATACGTATTTCATGGTCGTCTACGTCAATGCGTAACTGTTGAATTCTCTCTTCGTGGTCTGCAAGCTCAACATCCTGCTCATCGTTCTTTACCTGCGCGTCATAGGCGCCTTGCCCTGCTTCGTTTGCCTTTCCCGCAATAGCGCCAACGTCAGTCCCCTGCGCGATTACGTAGAGCAGATAGGACCGGCTGAAGATGTTGCGTGGGAGGATTGAGGCATCAAGACGAGTAGCCTGAATGATGACGGGATTATTAAGTGACGGGTCTGCCATATTTTACTCCAGACGAATTTGACACCCGGATAGTGTTACTGGTGATTTGGTGATTACCCGCAGTTTGAATCCGATTAATCGACGAATACGACCTACACGCTTCCATAAAACTCTCTTGTCGTACACAAACGGCTCATTCTGCTCAATCATCTGTTCGCGACCGTAATTGATTCCGTCTGTGGTTGCAGACAGGAACAGGCGGTCAGCGTATTGAGCAACACCAGTGGATGATTCAACTTCGAGGTCGAAGCATCTGGCGTTATCTGCCTTGAAGAGGGGCGTAAACAACAGGTGTTCTTGCTGCTTGTCGTACTGACTACTGATGTCGAATTGCAACTGCCCCGTCACCGCTTCTGATTTATCGCCGCACGTTATCTGGTTGCCTTCATACATGAAGTCGACAGCACGATATACATCATCGTAAAGCCCTGTTTTCAGCACACACCATTGCGGTCCGTTCTGACTTGACGATGCGTCGTAAACCAGAACATGACGAGGGAGATGAATAATCAGAAGCTCATGAGAATCGAAGCGCAAAGTCTCCATTACACCAGTCGCCAGTTCTTCAGCTGTGTATGAGCGGATAATCTTCTCAATACTGGCCGTCGCAATTGGTGAAGCTTGCCCTGACCCGATGATGTAGACGGAAGGTGCGCCAGTAGCCGGATGACTGATGAATGCATATGAGTCAGCGAATGGCGTTTTACAGTATGTTCCGGCAATGCCCTTCTGTACCATCAACGATGGCTGTGCGACATACAACGCAGCGCCAGCGGTGGTTGCGCCTGTCAGGGAGAAATACTCTATCGTTGACGAACCAAAGCAGACGATGAAGTCTCTCCATGTTCCGATGCCGATGATGCCGTCAGGCTGCGACTCTGCGCGATATTGTGCGCTGTAGCGGTCAGGATGCGACTCATCTTCGAGGTCAGTGATAAACCATGAATCGGTTCCGTCTTTTGACCATGCGTAACGCCCACGTAAGCGCGTAATGTCACGGACTGAACCTAACTCATACTGCGTGAATCCGCTGTCTGCAGGCCAGTTTGAGACGGTTTTAACCATGCCATCATAGCGATACTCGACCAGTTGACCATTAACGCCTACCGCCTGTGATGTCCGACCATGTGCCATTGATACGCGACCGCTTCCGGCTACATCACCTACTACGGCTTCCCCTTTGTAGAGCTTACTTCCTAAAACGCGATATACAGCGTTCTGAGCGGTATTGTATTCAACGCCACGCGATACACCATTTACATCGTTGCGCTTCGCTATGCCCGGGAATGAGCGTAAATAACCCGATGAGTTGAGGACTTCTTTCGGTGTGGCCAACATGTTGATTGGTAGGTAATCAATGTAGTCGGCATTCTTGAAGTCCTTACCCATTCCCTTCATCATGGGGAGTTGTTGAATCGGCATTCTGCTCTCCGGGGAAATAATGCCATTCGTTCAGATTGGCGAAACTGTTTCCACTGCCAGTTGGCATACGTGACGGGTAAGGCGCTCGTTTAGCTCTGGCGATGGCGGTCTGCTTGTAGAGAAGTTCCTTCCCGTATTTAGCTGTAGCGATAATTTTCGCTGTGGCCTCAAGCGCATAATCCGGAGCGATTCTGCAGGCCAGATTGTGGAATACTGCGCTGACTGCGCTTGAGCGAAGACCGTGATCATCACCTTCAGCGGGAGGATTGTCATCATCTGAGAATACATAGCCGGTGATGATGCCCTTTCCGTCCTGATACCACTCAGCCATCATCGCTTCCAGATCATCAACGGCATCCTGCATAGACTGTGGCTCAACATCAGTGAGAGTTGCATCTGATGCTACACCAAGCTTACGCAGCGCCGCCCTGACCAGATCGCCTTTAGTCTTTATCTGCATCGCTTTCCGCCTTAGGCTTTGGTCCTGGCTTTTTGCGTTCTTTGGTTGCCGGCTCTTTCGGTCGCAGGCTTAGCAGGCGATTCAACACATCATCTGCCGTGTGGCCGTCCCATTCCTTGCCAAACTCAATTTCCGTGCCTTTAGGCAGATGTTCAATTTCACTCTCTGGGAGGTGGTATGTTACCGCGCCTTCTGGGGTGTCGATGCCAGCTAACACCCATCCATCCCATTGCTCGCCGTCATGATGCTGGAAGCTCCACCATGCGCTTTCGCGGAAGGCATTCATTAGCGTTGAAAACAGGCGCACTCGATGTGCATATAGTTCGTTAAAGGTGTGGTATCCATCAGACACTTCACCCATGTCTTTCTTGACCACGCCTGACTCGCCGATTGGTTCGTCATTGGTCTCCGGCACTAGATTTGGATGCTTAACCCAACCATCGGCAAGGTGATCTTCTACGTCGCCGTCATCGACAACTTTAACCTGAACTTCCTTGCCCCATACCTTCGTTCCACGACCCTGCTTATATAGCATTACACCCATGTGTCACCTCAAATAAAAAAGGGGCCGAAGCCCCTGTTAGTTACGCAGTCTGACCAGGCAGGCCAACTCCGATTGCTTCCGGTCGTGTCGCGTTTACGCCGTACCACAGCGCAATACGGCACAGGCCGGACAGGGTGGAAATATCCCCCTGCGTAGCGAAGATACCGTTCAGGCCGACATCCGGGATGCTGAATGAGGTAGTTTTCATACCTGCAAAAAGCTCATGGTTGGCCGGAATCGGCTGAGACACAATACGGATGGCGTCATCAGCCCAGAACACGTTGGTACGGGCATCCTTAACGTTCAGGATGTTCACCGCCATTGCATCAGCCAGTGAGGTGTTAACGTTGGCGTAGGCGCGTTGCTCAGGAGAAAGAGAAACATCATCCAGTGCTACAGGCTTCGGCGTGATTTCAACGTGAGTACCATCAACAACGCGAACTACGGAGAAAGTCGCGTCCTGCGCCAGTACGTTCTTAGCCATCTGACCAAGGAACTTCACGCCAGTAAACGAAATTTTGTCGCCGCGTTTCAGGCCGGTAGTTGCAGACAGGGTGACGGTAGCAAAACGGTTATCAACGTTAACTTTGTTGCCATCGTTATCCAGTTGCCATGCGACAGGCTTGAAGGACTGCGCACCGGATACAGTGATGCCAGTTGCGGTGGATTTTGTCAGCACAGGAAGTTTCGGAGAGCGCAGGACATCATCGAAGCCAGCAACCTGACGCTGAATGGTGCCATCGCGGTACGCTTCTTCAGGGATGCGCCCGAAGATATCACGCTTGGTCAGGTCATAACCCGCCTTTTTGTAGTCCTGCGGGTTGAAGAAGTACGATGTGCCCATGTCGCGGTTAAGTTCGCGGGAGAACATGATTTCTTCTGCGTCGGCCACAAAGTTCCATGCGTCTGCGGTATTAGTGCCGATTGCATCCGGCGAAGTGATAACCAATGACCCCATCTCGGCGGCCATGTTTGCGACTTTCAGCTCAACGTTGTTAGCCAGTTTGCGTGCTGCGGACTGGATTCGGTGACGATACGCAGTCTCGTCTCGCAAGTCATCTGCGCGTAACTGGAAGAAGTCGTTATCCGGCTCTCCCATGTTTACCGCGACGTTAAGCTCCAGTAACCCTGTCGCTTTATCAGTTAAATCCCAACCTTCCTGAGTGGGGGACTCCTGCTCTACAGGCATCCAGATGGTATTGCTGGAGCGCTGCATAGAAGCCGCAGGCGGGGTATATTTCTTGGCTTTCTGCGCCATTGGAGTGATTGCGGAGATGGTGTCAATAATCTCATCCACCGCCAGTGTAACAATTTGACCTTCGTTCAAAGCCATTATCGGATTCCTTTAAGTTTTGCCTTTAGCTTGCGGTAAGTTTCCACATCGCCCTTGCTCGCAGCCGCATCCATCTGTTTACGAATGGCATCTTTATTTGCTGCGCTGACATCACCGGTAATCGGCTGGTCAGCAGGGGGAGCGGAAGAGATTTGTTTACCGCGAGGCTTGAGAGTTAAGCGTTCGGATAGTCGAGTTAGTTCAATCAGCGCGGACTGCCCATCCATCGCCAGTAACTGGCGGGCTTTCTCCGGGTTTGCACCAAGGTGATACATGAGCGCGGCAGACTTCTCCGGGAACAGGCGCATAATGTCGGCCCCAACCGCAGGCGGAACCAGTTGCATAAATGCGTCTTCTTTCTCCTGATAGTCAGGGATATTGAGCTTTTCTGCCGCGTCATAGTGTTTGCGGGCAGCTTCGACGTATTGCGCTGATTGCTGGGTAAACTCCTGAGTCTTGCGGCCCTGTTCTGCTACGGCATTGCTGCGGGCGTCCTGCGCTTTCATTAGCCATTCGGTATTGGCAGCATTGAAAGCGGCAAGCGCACGGCTGTTGTCATAGTCATATTTGGCCAGGCCTTCTTCTGACAGATAGGCATTAATATCCGGCTGAGGTGGGAGGTCAGGGTTTACCCGTAAACTCTCCGGCAATTCTCCGCGTTTAACTGCTTCCATCTGCTGCTCAAGCTCGCGCTGTCGTTTGCGCTCGATGCGGCGGCGGGCGAATTCTGCGTTCTTTGCCGGGTCTTGTTTTGGTGCTGTCTCATCGTCCTTCAGGACAATCTCAAAGCCCTCTTCCTGACCTGCATTGTCGTTGGCATTATCGACAACTAAGCTATCAGCAGATGCCGCTGCATAATCGCCGGACAGGGTTAAGTCTTCAGTTGCCTGAATTTCGGTGGTTGGTTTCATGATTAACTCTCTCTTATTGAGGTGTCTCGGCTACACTGCCGGAAGGTTGATTTTGTCTCTGCGATCGCAGGATATTGGCAATGTCCATTCGCTGCTTGTGCGTCTGTTCATTGCCTTTAAGGAGTAACTCAGCATTTGCGCGAGCGTCTTCGCTGCGGTCCTGCTGGAATGAAGCAACGGTTTTGAGGAACTCTCTAAACTCGGACTGTTTATTGAGATCCATATTGTTGAATATTTCTGCGATTTTCGCAGCGTTAAGTTGGTTTTGAGCTTCGACTTTAGCCGCGTCGATTTGAAGAGATAGCGTCTGATTCTGCGCTTTAGCCAGTTCAGCCTGACCTTGCAACAGCACACCCTGCGCCTGAACCATTGCCGGGTCTTGCTGTCCTTGTTTGGCCTGCTGCGCTTCGACAAACCATTGCTGCTCTTCAGGTGTTTCCGGCTTCTTAACGCCCATCTGAATAAGCTGCTTATTGGCATAGTCACGCATCATCTCGACACCTTTACCATCAAGCAGGGTGAAGTACTGAAGCAACAGCAGTTGATATTCTGGCGTTCCCTGTGGCGTCTTGCCGAGCAACTCAAGAATTTCTGCGCGGTTTTGCTGCTTCATGGACTGGAATGATGGTCCAACATCCGTGTAGCACTCATAGCGCCCCCTGATATCGTTCAGTACCTGCCGCTCACCAGTGGCAAGGTCAACAACCTCAGCCATTAGCTGAACCTCTTTTTCACTGCCATCCTCAAGGGTGATTGTCACGCTGCGAGGAACATCGTAGATGTCGTTAACTATCGACTGGTAAATCTCACCGTCACGGCGCATAGCGGTAGCCAGATTATCCTGAAACACGTATGTCTCAAGGTCAGCCCGCATATTGAGTTGGTTTACGGTATCGAATGCAACCTGATTACCATTAACCGACCCAGCATCTACACCAAGAGTGGCAACCTCTTTTACTGCGCTGGTTGCAGCTTCCAGCATATAGGCATTGGCCTGTGGAACTTCCGGATTTTCATAGTATGCCAGCGGCTGAGTTGGCATTTCTCCGTTGTTCTCATCCGTGCGATTGAGCAGGTAATACGGGTAATCGTCGTTACCGTCATACATATGCTCAAAGCCTGCAATCTGTTCAGGCCAGAAGAACGGCTTCTTCTTCGGAGTACGGGCCACGATGTCGGCGTTGAACGACATAATCATGTTGCGCAGACGCTGACCGTCTTTTGTCAGGCGGACGACACCCTCATACACTTCTTTATCTTCAACGAAGCCCCACTCGCCGAATACCGGAACAATGGGGATATGTTCGCCAGCAATGAGCTGCTTGTCTTTGAGTACAGCGGTGCAGGTGATAATCGATTTGTATACCCGGCGACGCTTAATCTGGCGCTCTGCAATTTTGATAAATCCACTATCAGCCAGGTCGTCGATGACGTCTTTAATATCGCGCTTAAAGTAGCTTACCGGCTCACCCGTAACCGGGTCTTGGTAGATAAACGCCGTCTCTTTCTTCTCGACCACTTCGTAAAACTCAGCGATCTGAATTGTGTCCTGCGTCAGCCATGGAAATACCCAATCGTTGGGGTTCTGGAATGATGGAATATCATCAGCATCAAGGTCGTATTTTTCTGCGAAATCCTCCCAACCATTCTGGCTCATTGAGTGGATAACTGTGCAGTGACGGGCGTCAGACTTGTCCATCAGTTTGCTGTTGCTGTCCCAGATAACATGGGAGCAGGCACTATGGATAGGCTCTCGACGGATAACCTGATTGTTGCTCGTCGGACTTTGATCTTCGTAGTCAGTGACCAGACGCCACGCACCTACGCCAGATTCAATCTGCTCACGAACAGCGACGTTGACCGCGATTTTTGCCGTATTGTGTCGCATGTCTGTGCGATACATTCCCATTAGCACATCAGCAGCGTCAGGACTTGCTCCATCCTTTGGGCGATACAGAACATCAACAGGGTTCTGACGCATCTCAGAAACGAGTTTGCGCACCACTGGTCGTACCACATCGAACTGCCCGCGATATTGCAGGGTTGTGTATTGTGATAGCCAGTCATCCCATTGGCTGATCCGACTAAAGAACAGATCGTTCTTAGCCTCTCGTCTGGCTTCATCACTGGCTGTCCAGTCCGCATCAAAGCGCGACAGGATGCTCTCCAGCCTGTTTTCATTGTCGGCCATTATCGTCCTCTGCGTACTGGTCTAATCGGTGCGGGGATTTTCTTTTCTTTCGGCTTTCTGATATCGCGCATCATCCTGGCGAAGCGGCGCATCATGTAGCCGTAGCGAGTAGCATCGAGCACATCATCGTTGGTCTTGACAATCTTGCCGTTCTCATCGCGATGATATAGGCGGAACTCTTCAAAAAATGGTTCGCATGTGTTGAATACTTTGAATCTTCCTTCAAGCATCAGGTCACGAAGTTCACTAATGCCTGACTCTACTGAGTTACCGCCATCCGGGAACGTTGCGTGTTCGGGAAGCATAGAGAACCCGGCGTCCGCATATTGGGTTTTAAGTTGCTCACCACCGCCCTTTTCGTGTTGGTGACCGTCATGAGGCCACGCGACAGGTATTTTGTTAGCCCACGACTTAACAGCACCCCATGCCTGAACTGCGGTGTTCTCTGATTTCTTCCACACACGCGCCAGATAGAAAACATCTGCGTCTTTGTCCCACCAAAGCTGAATGTGAGCTTGCGGGTGGTTCCAGCCGAAGTCCTGAGCGTCGATAACATAGAAGTGATCGGGACACTCAAACGGCTGGCACTTAATCGTCTCTTCCGGTATCTGGAATATTCGACCGCTACCCATCGTAGGAATACCGCGAGCACGCGCCTCTCTCTCATGCTCAGGATAGGATGCGATGATTTGCTCTTTCTGCTCGTCGGTGTAGTGCTCAGCGTCATAGATGGTCATGTTGACCACTTTCTGCGACTTGCTGGGATTCTTCAGGAACTTGGTAACAACGTCAGACATCCCCATCAGCGGGGTAAACGTCAGAATTGAGAATTGCCCGTATTTGTTTGTACGGGTAAGACCTTCGCCATAAATGCTGTATGGTGGCTCTTCGTCAAACCACACGCCGTGGATTGTGTCACCCTGCCAGCGTGCACGGCCTTGCGAGTATGGCTTGAAGTAGCAGATTGAAATGCCATCTTCAACACCATCAGCCGTGTGATGCTTAACCAGAAGATGATCAACAAGGTTCGGAAAGAAAGGAGACTTCTTCCAGCTAATGATGTCTTCTTTCGGTATGGAACCGTAGCCAGGCTCGTCATTCTCTTCGATACGACCGCACAGGATGCGTTGAGTCGTTTTGGTTACAGTCTCGTTTGTCTCGCCGCCAATCCAGAAGACGACAGGCTCATAGAAACGCTTACCCTTCCACTCTCCGCCATATTTACCATCATCCGGGTAGCCTTTTGTTCCCGGATAACGCCCGGTAAGGTGAAACGCGACTTCAGCAGCACCAGTAAATGACTTACCAAGCTGGTTACCAGCCATAAAACAGCGCTCTGGATAGTCATGCCCGGCGTCGATGAATTCACGCTGTTTGCTGTATGGCGTAAATTCATATAGCAGGTGTGTGTTCCGGTATTTCTCTTCTTCTTCGAGTAGCTCGAGCAATTCGATTTGCTCTTCGTCGCTCAGGTTATCAAGAATCGCGTCCAGTTCCACGGTTGAATAGCTCCTTGATACGAGAGCGGCGCTTATCGCGATCTCCCTTATCAGGTGTCACGTCTTCAACTTGCGACTGCTCTTTGAGGCCCAAATCGCGGGCGATGATGTTAGCGTTGAGAAGATCAGCGGCTGCGCCGGAGAATTTTTGGTCGTAGATGATTTGCTCTGCTCGCGTAACGACCTCAGATAAGTCTTCTCTCACCCTGTATTGTCGCCATGTCTCAAGCGTCACATCGAGGAATAGCGTTAGCCCAGTGATGGTCATCGCCCTCATCTTGGCGATAGGCTCTTGTGTAACTTCTCCTTGATATGAGAAAGCCTTCATCTCCCATAGTGGGTTAGCCTCCACCCACTCGAAGTATTCACAACAAGCAGCCCACAGCGCCTCAGGCGACTCGAATTTCGGGTTACGCCCATGACTACTGCGGGCCTCCCAGAATCGGTTGCCCTTTGGTGCTGCCATAAGTTAACTTCCTGATGTTGTTGCGATAGTCACGTTAGCCGAACCATCAAAGGACGTTGAACCTGTGACAGCGCCGGTTAGTGTGATAGTGCGAGCAGTAGATAACTTATCCGCCGTCTCTGCATTCGTTACTGAACCGCTTGCAGAAGTGTACTTAGCTTCAAATGCTGTCTTGCTCATATAGAGCAGCTCGCCGTACTGGCTCCGGAACAGATATCCACCGACCTCCGGCTTGAATACGGATACTGTTTGCGCTGACATGTACTGGTCAGCATACGGACCGTCGAATTCTGCGCTTGCACTTCCGTCATTAGCGTATTTGATAGCTTTAATCGGAAGAGCAGACACATATACACCGTCAGCATCTTTGTAGAGAGGCCATGATGGCGTGAAATTTGGATTTGCCATGATTATGCTCCGGCAGTGAACAGGTCTAATGCTTCCCTCGATTTACGAACCGCTTCGATAGTGCGGGTCGTGATATCAGAATTAGCGCCGCCTGACTGGAAGTGAATCTTGAATAACTCAAGCTTCAGCTCATCAGTGCCGATGAATTGAAATGCTTCTTCTGCGGCTGCGTTCTGGTTCATGACCAGTTTGTAAATCTCTAACTGGAATTTCTGTTCTTCAGTCATGGTAATAATCTCTGCCATTGTTGGCTCCGTTTATCCGTTAAAAGGGATATCAGTTAAGCTATCCCGTGTAGGGTATAAGCGATTATCAAAGCCACTCTTTAGGGAATGGCTTTTGTGATGGCATCACTTACTCTTTACGCTGCTATCCCACTCATCCCTGAATTTGGATGGGTTATTGAAACCTTCTGCTGACATAACAACTCCTTCAATGTTTGGCTGGTATTAGGATGTCTTTCCATCAGTCCGCCACCACAAAGAATCTTTTTTTGCCATAAGGCAGGAGGTTCATCTTTCAGTGGCTGCCAGTGTTATTTCCCCACTTACTGGCTTGGGTTGTTTAGCTGTACTGCTGCTAATTGAATATTGTTTGACAGGAAATAAACTCAGGTTTCATTACAAAGCCCACCCGTAGATAGGCTTTGTAATGGATAGCCGTTTAGCAGTTCTCGTAATTCTTTGATTTTCCCGATAACGCAGTTTTGCGTTTACCATCAGCACGCGATATCGAGAGTCAACTGTAGTTGCTCGCGCCAGAACTCAACATTGGCTTCAATGACCGGCTTATCCCATCGCCAGCGAGCCATCTCTCTTGCTCCATTGCTGGCTTTTGATTTCCGGTCATCACGAATGCGACACGCTTGCTCATATTTCTGCTGCTCAGTCAGTTCACCACGAAGCAGGCTATCAATGTGCAGGTCGCACCAGACGGAGAATTTCGGATCGCACCATCTTGCAAAGGCAACTGATAACTTTGGATGCAGCCATGTTCCGCCGCCCCTGTCCTTTCGTGCCTTGCTTGTTTTTACATACCCGGAATCACGGGTATGTAGAATTTTCGATGGTTCACCTGAATAAACCTCATCCAATGCTCTAACGTATTCGAGAGTTTCAGCGTTGGACAACCAGTGATCCAGACGCTTACCGAAACGTTTTGCAATATCAGTGGCATTAATCCAGCCATCAGTATTGAAGCGGATGGCTTCGCCTTTGTAATTGAGTGGGACGATATTCATAGCGTCTTTACCTTTTAGAAAGTGAGCCTGTCTCACAGAAAAGCCGCCCGAGAGAGGTCGCCACCTATAACGGCAATTCTCAGGCCCGCTTACTGAAAGGCTCTCGTTAATATGCGCGTGAGATGCGCTTTTACTGCGGATATAAAAAAGCCCCGCTTCTGCGAGGCATTTTCATGAAAGTCACTTGTCAAATTTCTATGCGAGGGAAATTATTTAAGGCATTGCGCCCTGATGTACTCCTGCAGGTAGTTAACCTGCGCGGTTATCTTGTCGATTCCACTTCTGAGACGGTAATAATTGAGTTCAGCATCTGCTGTAAGTCTTGGGCTTTCTCCATCGCCCATGCCGCTGGTTCCGGTCGTTGACTTTGCACAGGTGGCGGAGACTTGCAGGCGCTTACGCCCAGCAGAAACATCAGCACGGAGACTTTCGATAGTCGCGTTAGCATCAGCAAGCTCCTTTGTGTATCTGGCATCTAGGGCGGCAACGTCACGCTGGCGCTTCATCATGTCGGTAATTGTCGCGTTCGCCAGCGCCAGCTTATGAGTAGCGGTATCGCGCTGCTCTTTGTATTTCACGGCGTTACCGTGGTAGTGGTCGGTAGTCCACGCCAGCACTGCGGCCACAATCAGCAGCACAACAATCACGCCAGTGGCTACGCGGTTCATTTCTGCCCCCACGCACACACTTCGTGCTCTATCTCGCGACGCGTTATCAGCCCTTTCCACTGCTTACCGCCAGCGTATGTCCAGCGACGTAGCTGATCACATGCGCCTTTGATATCACCCTGATTTATTTTGCGAAGAAGTGTCGATGTTCTGAAGTTTCCTGCGCCAACATTGTAAACGAACGAGTAAAGAGCGCCGCGCGTTGTTTCCGGTATATCGACTTTGATGTACGGGTTAATTTGTCTGGCGACAGTGGCGAGGTCTTTATTCAGGAGAGCTTTGCATTCTGCTTCGGTATACGTTTTACCAGGCATGATGTCTTTTCCGGTGTGGCCATAACACACAGTCAACACACCAACTACGTCCTTATATGGTTTGTATCTGACACCTTCCAGACCATCGTTACCACTGGGGCCAGTGATTAACACAGATGCTATGGCAATAGCCCCGCCACTTATCGCCGCTATTACGCTATTTCGTAGTGCCGGTGACATTGCCATTCAATCTGTCCTCACGCTCTTTGCGCTTGTAGTACCAGTTGATGCCAAATGTGCCGACAGTACAAAGAATACCAATGATTACAGCCCAGTCATTCAGGGAGAGAATGCCCCCCATCGCAGTCAGTCCTCCGAAGCTGTAACTGAACCATTCTCTGATTTTGTCCATACGGTACATGCTCTACCCCTTCATTGAGGGGATTTGCTCTATTTAATTAGGAATAAGGTCGATTACTGATAGAACAAATCCAGGCTACTGTGTTTAGTAATCAGATTTGTTCGTGACCGATATGCACGGGCAAAACGGCAGGAGGTTGTTAGCGCAGCCTCTTGCCGCCCATTCTCACGAAGCCCAGCCAAGCGCTGGTTTTCTTTTTTGGCAGCGTCCTATCCCGTCACCACGAATGAGAAAGGGTATCTGGATGTGTTCTGGTGATTGGTGATAGGACGCTTTCAGAAAGGTCGTGCTTAAAACGCAAAAAGCCCCGCATCGCTGCAGGGCCTTCTTTCAAATCCACCTTAACAAAGGACGGATTTCTACTGTTAGGGTTATGATATTCTACTTTTCGTCATTTTGCAAGATGCAATCGTTACCGGAATCAAACTTCGCTGGTAACTTTCGATAAAACTACATTTGCAGCAGACTCCTCCATTTCAACCTCGCTAATCAATGATTCATAGAATGGCTTAATAGCCTTATCCCATACGCCTGGTGAAATTGCATCGGTGAACTGACATATCGCACGAAAGCATGAGGACGCAGGTATGCGCTCATACCCACGACCTGAGCACTGCTTGCAGGATGAATAAACTGGAGCGCCCTGTAGTTCTGATTTCTTCCTGTCCAGCGCTATGCCACGCCCACGGCATTTAACGCAAGATGTAGATACAACACCTGCGCCATTGCATTTAGTGCATAGTAATTCCGTTACCTCCACAGCCGTCTTTGCAGGAGTTTTCTCTCCACACCCGGGATGTTTAACGATCCGTTCCTTTTTCCTTAAGACTCCGCGCCCCTTGCAGCACGAACACGTGACATTACTAGCTGCCGACCGGCAGTAATCCTGATACGCGAAAGTTGCGAGCGTTTGCACTACTTTCCCTTTAACATTGGTATCAAGTTTGCGCAAGGCAGCCACCTTGTCGCAATGCTTCATCCCATGCTGTACCAGTAACTGAATTGCCTTACGCTTATCGTTGTCGCTCAGGTTCATCTTGCCGCTGAAAGCACTGAACCCGAGCGGAGCGCGACTTTGCACCATACCAAATGCTGCCATCACATCGGTATTAGTCAGTGAGTCTGATGCTGTTGCTCTCGGTGAATCTGATAGTTGAGGAGACTTCGGAGAGTGGAATTTCACAGTGTTTTCAAGATTCATGCTTTCCCCTTATCCGCCTGAGCTAAATACCTGTCAGCCTGGATTAGTGCATTGCATTCCCTTGCCAGAAGGGAGCGGCGTTTAAAACGCATTGGCGGGAAGTAGAATTTTGCTGAGAGGATGTTAATTGCTTCACGGTTATGGATTGGCTTTATCATCATGCAGCCTCCCTAATAATGTGATCGTCCCTCAAATACAGGCCGCCAAAGCTGTATCTAACCCCCTCCCTTACGTCTTCAAGTTCGCAAAATGGGAAATAGCTCAGATAGAATTCTGCAGCTCTGTCGGCGGCACTAAGAAGCTCTGTCGCGTCATTTACTCGCATCACAAAAACAACATCCTGAAAGATGGCTGCTGTTTCACATGGGTATTTGATTTTCTTTACATATTCACGTGTCATGCAGCATCGCCTCCCGCCTGCTTGTTCAATCCAAGCCGGTTCACCAGTTCACGCTCTCGCTCATGCAGATAATCCATCGCCTTCTGGTGTTGCTCCGTCATCTCTCTGACGCTGCGCAATTCAGCTTCGTCACGTTCACGCTGCTGTTTTGCCTGGTTAATGCTGGTTATGCTGCACATTGAGATTCCCCCATGCGGAGTTGAATTCCGTCCTGATACCAGTCTGGCAATGTGAAATCGATGCGCCCTGTAACACCATGCGCCCTTAGCTCCTGTAACCGCTTCAGTTCGCTCTTCATGTGCTGGTATATCTCATCCATCTGCCAAGGCTTTAAGCGCACAGGAATGCATGCCAGACGCGCTACACGCTCTATTGTCATCTCCCCATAGACAATCTCCGCATGCGCGGTGAATTCGTATGGGTCCTCTTCGAGTTTTCGGTGACAGCCAATGCAGTGGGCGAAGGCGTTATAGGGATGGTATCGGGTTGCTTTGTGTCGTCGGGATTTGAAGTGGGAGCAGTGGAGTTTTTGTCTTTCGTGGTGGAATGTTCGTCCGCAGTAATCGCAGATCCAGTCCGTTCGCTCCCTCACCAGTTGGGAGAAAACGTCATCAAACTTATCTCTCTTTAGTGCCATTGCGTCCCCCTTTTGTCATTTTTTCAGCATATTCAGGCCAGTGCTTTTTAAGTATTCCGTAAGGAACCCTCAGGCTTATTCCATGTCGATTAGCCCAGTTAACCAGGCTGTTTCTGGTTCTGCCAAGTGCCGCCGCCATTACTTCTGCCGGAACCTTACCGGCGACGCGCCTGATGTAATCCTGCTCCCTCGGTGAATATGGCTTGACGCTATTCATCGTCTTCTTCCTCGTGCATCGAGCTATTCGGATCGCTCATCAGTTCTGCGCAACAGTGCTCACAAACGTGAACTTCCAGCACATGCAGCTTCTGACCGCAGTTAGCGCACGTTAAAGCTCGATCGACGCTTTCTTTCTGGTATTGCATGATTTGAGTTGGGCTAAGCATGGCTATCACCACCTACAAGCCGCTTATAGGCATCAATATCCCTTTTCGCTTCCCCTAGTCTTCGTTTTAGCTCAGTGTTTTCTGATTCCAGCTTTTCAATGTCCTTTTGGTATCGATTTCTATGTTCTTCCCAAGCGTCCCGATACGCTTTCATTTTTGTTATGGTGGATTTTCGTTTCGCCTGACGAACTGCATGATGGTTTTCAATAAACCAGTCAGGGTCATTAAATGCGGCACGCGCGCATGTATACCAATAATTTGTTGCCTCCCTGTTTAGCCAATAAATACTGATAAATGGCAACCGGATAGACACCATTTTTCGTTGAGACTCTTTCTCGCCAAACATGTGCCCTTTTTTGATGCTCAGGCCAAATCCTGGTTGAATTAAAAGCATTGTCATTTCCTCGCACGATATCTTAGCCACCGGATATCCCACAGGTGAGCCGTGTAATTGAAGGTTTTTACGTCTGATTCATTTGGTGCTGGCTTGGGTTTATTTCTGGAGCGTTTCGTTGGAAGGTATTTGCAGTTTTCGCAGATTATGTCGGTGATACTTCGTCGCTGTCGTCTCATGTCTCCATCACTCCTCTTGTCTCCGCTTTAAATCCAGGTACTCGCAATTGTCAGGAATGGTTAGTCGCAATCCCTTCTGATGCGCCCACTGGTCAATATCTGTCAGATATTTATGCATCTCTCCGATATCCAGTTGTCTTGTGGACTTTACATAGCGCGTCATCCCAAAAACGGTTACAGGCGTTGCCGGGCAGTACATGTCCTTGAGCCATTCATGGACTTCTTCGTCGGTGAAACGGTCAACGCCTGTAGCAGACAACTGATCTGCTATTTCCGTGTTCCATTTCCACATGAGGCTGTTTTGAGGTAGGGACCGTTTTTCGCGGTACTCGGAGATTTTTATGTGCCAGCGTTTGCCGGTAGATAGGATTTGCTTCAGAACTAACCAGAATTGCGATTTATTAGTTTCGTGCAGAATGAACTCCTGCATGCTCACCTCCCATCTGTAGCTACCTTTAATTGACGTTCAATAGCCTGCCGGAGTAACTGAGCCTGGTAGAAAGCCTTGTCTGACATTTCACTTCCGTCAGTGCTGATAGCCATGAATTGCTGCCCCATGTTTACAGTGTTGATTAGCGCGTCGCATAGATGTCGAAATTGTCTGCGCGTTAGAGTTACGGTTTTCTCGCTCATACTCACTCCTTCACTTTGATTCCAGCGGCGCGGATGGCTTCTGCGCATTCCTGAATTCCAGCGTTTCTTCCATCATCCCAATCAACCAGGTCAGGAATGGGGTAGTCATCGCTGGAGATATCATTTTTTGCTGGCAACTCAATTTCGATAGCTGCGCGAGACTCTCTCCACGCCATCCACATCAAATGAACTCTTTCATGCACATAACTTCCGCTATCGGTTTTCTGAATAAACCAGCCTTTTCCGCCTATTACGCTTTCAAACTGCTTTCTTGATTCGTCCATATTCCTCTCCATCACCGCTTGAACCAGGTGAAATTAGTAAACTGCGACATGTTTATCTGCATGAGGCGCTTAAGCACCCTGTCTCGCGGCCTGCTCTTTGGTTTAGGCCTGCGCTTGTATCGCTCTCTAATCGGAAGTCTAGAAGCTTTCCAGTAGCGATAATGCCGTGCTCCTGACTCTTCAAGGTCGGCATTAATTAATTGAGCCAATGTACTCATCATTCCTCTCCATCAGCGTGCTATGGTATTAGTCTTTTCATGTCTGCAAATCATGATTAACAGACCTTCTTTTGTCGCCACTTTTACAGTATCTCCTTCGCTTACCTTATCCAGTTCGTATGCTTCATATAGCGCATCAACCGCCTTCTGCTTTGCTGACACTTTTCTACGCTTATCCCACTGTTTAAGTGCCTTTGTAATAATCCACTGGCCTGTTTTAAACATAATGTAGGCGTAACCAAGAAGGCTTAAGCCAACATTTAGTGTTACTAATAAATCCTTCACTTACCCTCTCCACCAAATAAAAATGCCTGCGATTACCAGCAGGCCTGCTATTAACTCAGTGATGTAGATAGTCATACGTCAGCCCCTTGTGCATATCGCTTTCTGCGTCCAGCAGGTGCATTTGATGCCGTGCAAATCTGTCTGGCTTCGTTCTGGTCACATCCAACAAAGTGTCCGTTGCAGAACCGCTGGTAAACCGTACCAAGCGAGCCAAAACGGTTTTTCGTCACGATGATTTCAGCAAATGGCGCGGCGCTACTGTTCTCGTCATATACCGCTTCCCGATAGAGCATGATGATTGAGTCTGCGTCCTGTTCAATGCTTCCTGAATCACGCAAATCTGCGTTTGTCGGGCGTTTGTTTGGTCGCTTCTCAACATCGCGTGAAAGCTGGCTTAGTGAGATAACTGGAGTTTTCAGGTCTTTCGCCATCGCCTTCAGGCTACCGGAGATGTGAGCAATTGCGAGATCATTACGTTCCGCTTTTGGTTTCTCAATTAGCCCGAGATAGTCAGCCATAATCAGTGACAGATTCGGGTGCTCCTGCTTGTGGCGTTCGGCGATGGACCTGATTTCTTCGACAGACAAACGTGACGCGTCAACTACCCACACATCCAGATCTGCCAGCAACTTCATCCCGCTTGCAACTCTCGCCCATCCTTCATCATCCATACGTGACGGGTTACGCAGCACACTCACCGACATCATTCCTGCGCCGGCAATCCCCCTCTCAACAACCTGAATGGCGCTCATTTCCATCGAGAAAATCAACACGCCGCGCCGGACGTCAGAACCAGGAATAACACGACTTGCCACGCCTTCGGCTATCTTTAGCGCCAGTTCGGTTTTACCCATACCAGGACGAGCAGCAATAATCACAAGGTCTTCTGCGTTCATCCCTCCGGTGATAGCGTCAAGCTCTTCGATTCCTGTCTTCAGGGTATCCGACTCTTCTCCGTTCCTCAGACGCCTGTCAAGCGTGTCAGTGTAGTCATTGATGATTTCCCCCAGTCTCACAGGTTTAACCTCGTTACGCGGCTTCCTGATGGCTGACAGGCGCTTTACAAGCTCGTCCATCGCGCTGCCTGAAGCATCCAGCGTGCCGTTACTGATTGGCTCTCGCATCTCATCCAGTAGCTGTAAAACCTGACGCCGTTGATAACTGTCTGCAACCATTCCGGCATAACCTTTCAGGTTTGCAGCGCTGGGACATGACCGCGCAGTCATCATCACCGCCGTTGCGTATTCATCCCCGCACTCCTCGGCCACCATCAGACCATCAATCATGTTCCTGTTTCTGGCCTGCTTTCGGATAACTTCAAAAGCTTTCCGGTAGAGCGGAATTGAGAATGCTTCAGGCTCCAGTGTTGCCAGAACGTCACTTGCGGTTGGTGTTAATCCACCAATCAGCAAGCCACCGATAACGCTCGCTTCGATATCCTGTCTCATACAATCCCCCTGTCTGCAAACTTCCCTTCCCGAACTCCCGTTAACGAATCTTCCCTCAGCAGGTAATCAAAATCAGCCGTCCAGCCTGTGTCGTTGTCTCCGAAGTAAAACGGCCTGGCCTGATGCACAAACGCCCTGACATACGCCCTGAAACCGTCCACGTTTGGCGTTTTCAGTTGCGGGATGATTTTCTTCAGGCGGCGTTTCCGTTTCTCGTTGACAGAAACAGCATGTGGAAGTCTGTCACCAACTTCGGTGTTGTAGGCGTTCAGGAAGGATTCATAGTCGATTCGTTCTGCCTTGCGACGTTCAGGTTTAACCTGCCCATTGCCGCCACCGTTAGGGGGTAAGGGGGTATTTGTATTTATTGTCTTTTGTATATTGTCTTTTGTGTTTGACTGATTCGGTAAATTGGTTTTTACCGATTTGGTGAAGGTTAGTTTTACCGATCTGGTAAATGTTTTACCGAATCCGTTAACCTTCGTCTTCCACTCGGAAATATTTTTATTCATACCAACCTGACGCCCCACCTGAGTGAGAACCCCCATTCTGATAAGCTCGTTTTTGGCGGTAGAACATTTGGTTGGCGCCATGCCAGTGAGTTCAGCGAACTGTTCATTTCCGATCCAATCTATTTTTTTGTTATAACCGTATGTCTTGCGCCACACAGCCATAACAATCAGTAGCTGATGTTGAGTAAGCCCAGAAAGCATGACAGCTTCCAGCAGTGTATTTGCAGTCCGGGTGTAGCCATCGTCGAGTTCTGCCACGCGATGCTCCACAACCTCCAGATGAGGTTTTATCGGTGTAACTGTTGCAAGATTACTCATGACCTTTCCTCTTCAGTATTAGCTTCACTTTCTCCAACTCAGCCCGAAATCGACCAGGCTGTTTGAAGCTGGATAAGAACCGATCACGTAGTATGTTTTTGTGTAATTTGTCCTGGTCAGGACTGAGTTGTTTTGGCATAATTACTCCTGTGGATTGATCCAGTAATTCCCTCAGAATTGCATATCAATTTGCTTAAAATCCTCGGTGGCAGCCGGGGATTTTTTCTTTGTGATTTCATCAAGCGCATACTTAAAAGCCCTGCTAATCGGACTGATGTCTGATGCCATTCCGAAAGCACACAAGACCGAAGCAATAAATCTCCAGTCCGTTCTGCTTATCTTAGATTCATGACAGCCAATCATCTTTGCCAGACCGCGCTGGGTAAGCGTTGACAGGTTGATGAGTAAATCAGTTTCAGCGCGATCAATTTCTCGCTGTGTTGGCTTGCTGTAACTTGCTTGTGTCATTTCTTACTATCTCCATAGGTAAATAATTTGGGTTTTTATCGTGCACCATTGACAGTCATCCTTGACCACGCCGGGCACCCGACCATATACCGGGCCGTTCGGTTATCAAAAGTTGCTCACTGGTTACTTGCCGCCTGAAGGCGACAGGGTTCATGCTGCGCTGTTACGGGTGGTCGCAAAGACCAGGCTTTCTTTCAGTACTGGCATGTGCTTTTTGAAAACCTTGCTTGCCACTTCGATCGCCAGTGCCTTCTCTGGAGAAGCCCTGCGGTATCCGTAAGCAATCTGGTCTAAATAGCCAACCGTTGTGTTGGCTAGTTCTGCCAACCGCACCCACTCAGCGGAAGTCGCATCCTTTCGCCAGCGGAGTAATTCGTTGTTCATAGGTTGCTCCGGGTTAACGTTACAATTGGAGTTTAGCGTTATGCTAAATACTAAGCAAGCATCATTTAGCAATTTGCACATTTATCGCATTGCTAAAGAATGCGAGACTCAGGGAATGGAAAACAAAGAAATCAGAAAAGCCAACCTAGAGGCTTTGTACGAAGAGCGGAAACGTTCGACTGGAATGACTAAGGCACAGTTCGCTGAACTCATAGACACCAGTCCTGCCGCCCTGAGTCAGCTTCTAGGAGAAAACCCGAATCGCAACATCGGGGATAAGCTGGCTAGAAAAATTGAAAATGCTTTGGGTCTGTCATTCGGTTGGCTGGATGTTTTGCACTCCAAAGAAAACACGGGTAACGTTGCATTTCGAGGGATGAACGACACGAAAGGAAGTTATCCTGTAATCAGTTGGATAAGCGCGGGGCAATGGATGGAAGCTGTAGAACCTTATCATCGCAGATCAATAGATCGCTGGTATGACACCACTGTGGTGTGCTCAGAGGATTCATTCTGGCTGGATGTTAAGGGGGACTCTATGACATCCCCTGTTGGCCTGAGTATTCCAGAGGGTGCGGCAATTCTTGTTGATCCGGAAGTCGAGCCACGGAACGGAAAGCTTGTTGTCGCTAAGCTTGACGGAGACAATGAGGCCACTTTCAAGAAGCTTGTCATAGACGCTGGCCGCCGATTCCTTAAACCGCTTAACCCGCAGTATCCCATGCAAGAAATAAATGGTAATTGCCGGATCATTGGCGTTGTAGTAGACGCGAAGATTCTCAACTTGCCGTAAAGACTCACGATATTCCCCCTAAGCCCGCCAATGAGCGGGCTTTTTTTTGCTTTTCGTTTTCTACACCACCTCAATGCTAAAAATTAATTCCTTTATTAATCAAAAAGCTAAACTTCACGCGCCAGTAATTTAGCATTTTGCTATTGCCAATGATTTAGCATCACGCTAAATTTAACCCATCGAGACAGCACATCGTTTCGGTCAGTCGAACGGCGCGACAGTAAACCATGCGTCGGCCCCATGGCGAGCCAATGGACGGTTCCAATATGCGGGATTGCTTAACCTGATGTTTTCTTTTTAGAGAGATCAACATGTTAAGTGATTGCATAGAGCATAACCAAAAACAAAATTACGGTACCACTTCAACTCGAATCAACGGTAAGACAGTGGCGATAAGGCTTCACAGGAAAGCCTACTGCGAATCAGTCGGTGTCTCTATTGAGAGCATTAAAGGACGTGTAGTGCTGCATATGTGTGATAACCCGCGATGCATCAACCCAGAGCATTTGGTGCTTGGTACTCAGTTGGAAAACGTAAGGGATATGGAAATTAAAGGGAGAGGAAATCACGTCTCTGGAGAGAGAAACGGTTCCGCGAAACTTACCGCAGAAGATGTTCTTGAAATACGAAGCTCCACGCTGAGTAACAGGAAAATAGCAGCCATCTATGGACTGTCTGATTCGTACATTAGTTCAATTAGGCTTCGCAAGAAGTGGAAACACATATAGCCCGCCTAGGCGGGTTCAGGATGAACGGCAATGCTGCTCACTACAAAAGAACATTTCCATAACCGGAGGGTTATTGAAGTGTTTTTGTTAGGAGGTTTAAGTGGATCTTACTCAAGTGTCTGTAAGGGAGATTCTTCATTACAATCCTGTGAGTGGTGACTTTTATTGGAAGCCGAGAGCAAAGCATTTGTTTGCGGATAACAGAGCTGCCTTGACGTGGAACAAGAAGTATCCAGGTAAAAAGGCTGGATCACCTGACAACAAGGGTTATCTGAGAATAAATATTGGAGGTAAAAAATTTAAGTCTCACAGACTTGCATGGCTTTACGTGCATGGCTACTGGCCTGATGTGATTGATCACATAAACGGCGTTAAGGATGACAACAGAATCTCCAATTTAAGAAGCGTTTCTTTCAAAGAGAATATGAAAAACATGCCTTTAAAATCATCTTCATCAACTGGAGTTACAGGTGTTGAAGCAAGAAAAGAGCATGGGTTTTATGTTGCATCGATAACTGTGGATGGAAAACGAAAATACCTAGGCTCATTCAAACTTTTAGATGATGCCAAACAAGCAAGGAAAGAAGCCAATGCACTATATGGCTTTCATGAAAATCATGGACGGAGCCAGTAAACGTGTTTCAAGAGCCATTTCGCTTGCCGGAACGCGTCAGAAGGAAGTTGAAGGAGGATCTGTACTTCTTCCAGACGTAGCACTTTACGCGGCTGGTCATCGTAAGTGTGGGCAAATTACCGCTAGATAATTATTCAGGCAGCAATCATCTAATCAGGTCGCAATGCGGCCTTTTTTATTGCCAAAATTTAAGGAATAACAACATGAATTCAGCAGATTTATCGAAGATTCTTGAAGAGCACAAGGTGTGGATTACCTCAATGCGTGAGAGCGGATCGAGAGCCAACCTGCGCGATGCCAACCTGCGCGATGCCAACCTGCGCGGTGCCAACCTGCGCGATGCCAACCTGCGCGGTGCCGACCTGCGCGGTGCCAACCTGCGCGATGCCAACCTGCGCGATGCCAACCTGTGCGGTGCCAACCTGTGCGGTGCCAACCTGCGCGGTGCCAACCTGCGCGATGCCGACCTGCGCGATGCCAACCTGCGCGATGCCAACCTGTGCGGTGCCAACCTGTGCGGTGCCAACCTGCGCGGTGCCAACCTGCGCGATGCCGACCTGCGCGATGCCAACCTGTGCGGTGCCGACCTGCGCGGTGCCAACCTGCGCGATGCCAACCTGCGCGGTGCCGACCTGCGCGGTGCCAACCTGCGCGATGCCAACCTGCCTGATCTAACTTTCGTAATCCTGGGTGAGAAATACTTCATAAGTATAACGAACGGTGAATATGTACGAGCAGGATGCCAGAACCACACAGTTGAGGAATGGAGAAAATATAGTAAGCAGGAAATTGCTGAGATGGATGGTCGTAAAGCTCTTAAATTTTATCCACGTCTTCTGGACATTATCGACTTCTATATTGGTAAAGGTGAACGCCCGGATTGGTTAACAAGTAAAGAATATGCAGATGAAGTAACTGAGTAAGCGTATTTTTGGCAGCGAGACACAGAGGTGAATATGAAAAAGTTTAAAGGTACGCCAGGTCCTTGGAGCGGAAAGGATGTACGCATTTGCAGGCAAGATAGAGCTGGGTTGCAGCTTGGTTTTATCATGACCCATGACGAAAATCGCGTAGCTGAATGTGAGGCCAATGCACACTTGATAGCAGCAGCTCCGGAGTTATTGGAAGCGCTACAATTGCTTCTCAACTCCTGGTCAAATGGTAGTTCTAAAGATATTTCAAACGCTGAGAGAAAAGCTCGCTCAGCCATCAGCAAGGCTCTTGGGGAGGAGTGATGGAAATAAATAAAGAGCAAGCATCAGAAATTATCAAACTTATCGAACAAGCATTACTTGATGGGTTTGATGATGAAATTTTGGTTTCGCTACACGAAAGTCTTACCAAATTTGTCAGCGAATAAGCACCTAATGACCATTTTAATAGTGGTCATTGTGAGCAATATCGCTCGTAACCAAACGAGGACGACGACTCGTTCTGGTTAATCGAAAAATCATCCCTTGATGTTATTTGCCGCTCGTAGTCAGGGCGGCTTTTTTATCGCATATCCACAGCGCTTCATATCGAGGCGTTTTCGCTATGCCAATAAATAAAAATGGAGAATCCCACGATGACATTTGCTATCGCGGGCGGTGCCGTCATGGGTATCGCCCAACTTAATGAATCACTTTTAGAGCGTATAACCAGAAAATTACGGGCCGGATGGAAACGTCTCGGTGAAATTCTTAATCAGCCAGGAGTGCCACGCCATGACCATTACGCCTGTTAATGGAACAATTCTTGTTCAGCAAGGAAACAGGGAGTTCAACAAGCTATATGAGAAAGTATTTCCGGATACAAAACAGGGAATGTCTGATGCGTATACATGGGCTGCCGGAATAGCTCTTGGTTGGGATAAGTGGCAGGACGAAGAATGGGAGGCGCGTCATGTTGCATGATTTTGATGATGAAGAATTTATTGCTCTCATTTCTCCTGAAATTGATGAGGAAGTGGAGCAGCAAATTAACTTAGCCGCAGAACGGCAGAATCCGGTTATTAGCTGGGATGAATTTGCGGGGTATTACTCATGAATCTGGATCAGTTAGATGAACCGTTCGCAGCTGAAGATATTGAGTGGCGAATACAGCAAAGCGGTAAAACACGCGATGGCAAAGTGTGGGCTTTGGTGCTGGCTTATGTCACAAACAGGGCAATCATGAAACGCCTGGACGATGTTTGCGGCAAAGCAGGATGGCGCAATGAATACCGCGATATTCCCAACAACGGTGGCGTTGAATGCGGCATATCAATCAAGATTGATTCCGAATGGGTAACTAAATGGGATGCTGCTGAAAACACACAGGTAGAAGCCGTCAAAGGTGGCCGCTCCGGCGCAATGAAGCGTGCTGCCGTTCAGTGGGGAATTGGTCGGTATCTGTATAACCTTGAGGAAGGTTTTGCGCAGATATCCAGTGATAAGAAACAAGGATGGCACAGGGCCAAACTGAAGGATGGAACAGGATTTTACTGGCTCCCTCCATCGCTGCCGGGATGGGCCATGCCAGCATCAGGCAATCAACCATTACCAGAAAATACCAACCAGAAATCACCATCGGTTGACTGCGAGCAAATCCTGAAAGACTTCAGTGAATATGCAGCAACAGAAACTGACAAGAAAAAGCTAATTGAGAGATACCAGCACGACTGGCAATTAATGGATGGTAACGAGGAGGCGCAGGCTAAATGCGTTCAGGTAATGAATATCAGAATAAATGAGCTTAAACAGGTGGCTTAATGAGAAGATTAAACATAACTCCAGCGGAGATGGAGTCAGTTTGCGGTCGCATGGTAGCTTGCCGTGCAGCAGAACATCTGGGCCTAAACATAAATCAGTTTTATTACATAGCAAAAAAACTGTCATTAAAAACGGCATTCGTTAAGCCAAGATGGAGCGAAGACGAAGACAAAAGAATGCAGGCGCTTATCTCATCAGGCTATACACAAAGAAATGTAGCAAAAATTATCGGGCGAAGTGAAGAGTCGGTAAAAAGCAGGCTATCACGTTTACGAAAGAAATAACCCTATACCTACCACATTATTCGGATAACCTACCATGGAGTAAATTATGCCAGCGCCTCTATATGGTGCGGACGACCCGCGTCGCTGTTCCGGCAAATCCGTCTCAGAGGTGCTGGATAAATTCAGAAGAAACTACGACCTGATAATGTCACTACCGCAGGAAACGAAAGAGGAAAAGGAATTTCGTCACTGTATATGGCTTGCAGAAAAAGAAGAACGCGAGCGAATTTACCAGACATCCATCCGACCATTCCGCAAAGCAACATATACAAAATTCATTGAAATCGACCCGCGCCTGCGTAATTACCGCTCACGTTATGGCGCAATAAGTAATGACTGAGGAATTTACGATGAGAGGACTTGCATACAATCCCGACATTCTACCAGCCGAACTTATTATTAGGCACAAAATTAAACCAATGCCTACACGCGAAGAATTATTGCAGCGCAATTCATTCCCTTCTATTAACGAGAATAAATATTTGAATGCGATACTGAGGAAAGATAAATGCAAGAGGTAAAAATTTACACCGCGTCCCCATCTGATTTATCTCCACCGGTACAGTCTGAATCGTTCTGCGTTGACATGGTTCTGGCGTCTGATTATGCGGAGCTTGAGGCTAAATACGCGGCGCTGGCTGATTTATTTGGTGATGTGAAAGAGATTTTTGGTTTTAAGTATCGCTATTTCATTTCCTCAAAGGGGCTAATTTTCTCAATGGCTTCTGGCAAGCTAAGACAGTTAAACCCTTCTATGCGCGGCAAGAACAGAAATCAGTATTTGTTCGTTAGGCTGGAGCTTGAAGGGGAACTGAAAGGCGTGAACATCCACCGATTAGTTGCTGAAAACTTCATCGGGCCTAAGCCATCTGATGAGCACGTAATTAACCATAAAGACGGCAACAAACAAAACAATGATGCATCAAACCTTGAGTGGACAACGATAGCGGGTAACACTCAGCACGCATATAGAACTGGGTTAGCCGGAGGAAGAAAGCACGGTTCGTATAAAGGCCCAGTTTGTGCAGAGAATGAGGAAGGTTTTGGGTATGTGTTCTTTGATAGCAAACAGGCTATTGAGGCTGGCTTTAACCCAAATTCAATCAGGGACGCTGTAGTTAAGCCATGGAAGAAATTATTCGGATTCTATTTTAGCCGCATCAATAACACAGGCCAACTTCGCAAAGGCGGTGCAGCATGAGCATTATTAAAGGTCAGCTTATCAGCAGTCAGCGCTACCTCGACAAGGCAAAGGTAAACGACAGAGCGGCAAGATTTAAGCGTTTTATCGTATCTGTTTACCCGATAGTTCTGCGTGGGCAGCAATACACCATCCTGATGGATGGCCACCACAACTACGCGGCGGCAAAACTGGCTGGCATAGAACCTGATTACCGACCAGTCACCAAAAAGGTGCAGCGTATTCTCGGTGAGATGTCATGGCGCGAGCGCGAGGCATTCTTCATCAACAACGTTACAGACAGCAACTACTACTTTGTTGAAACAGGCGAAGTGGTTCATGAGTTGGTTATGCCTGACACGTCCTGCAAATTCCAGGCGCACGCAGGTAACCAATGGATTTTTGGGGGTACAGCATGACAATCGACAAACAGGCGCTGCGTATTAGTGAGCTTGAAGAACTCAACGAGCTGCTGCGTGAGAAGGTCAAAAAACTTGAGTCTGACCTGTGGGACAAAGAACAGTTACGCCATGTTTACAGCGAAAAATCCTTTGATCTCCAATGCAAGGTTCGTGAACTGGAGGCGCGGGCTGTCAACTTACCAAAACGCAGCGTTGGTGAGGTCATGCACCTGAGCGGATTCAGCCGGGATTACGCCGAGGGTTGGTGTGCTGGTAATGACAATGCGATACACGAAATACGCGCCGCTGGCATCAAGGTTAAGGAGTCGTGATGATTCACTATCATGGCGGACCTATTACCCCTGATACGTGTGCTATGAAGGCATGGAAAGGACGCCATGCGTTTATCAGTTTCGCGCATTCCGGACAAATTAACCTCGCGGCTGAATACTGCCAGTCATTCGCGCTGGACAACGGCGCATTCACTGCATGGAAAGCAGCCGGTAAAAACAAAATCGACTGGAGCGATTATTACGAATTTGTGGCGCGCTGGAAAAATCACCCTGGATTCGATTTTGCCATCATCCCGGACGTCATCGACGGCGGAGAGGATGAGAATGAAGCCCTTCTGGATGAATGGCCGCACGGGGAATTTTTTGGTGTCCCAGTATGGCATATGAACGAGAGTGACGAGCGGTTTATCAGGTTGTGTAACGAATATCCGCGTGTAGCGATAGGAAGTTGTGGAGACTATGACGTTAAGCGCCCAAACCTTGCTGTTGCCAGAATGAAAGACCTGATTCGCCACATTATTGACGTTCATGGAATGCCGGTCACGAAGTTGCATGGATTGAGGATGTTGAACCCGCTAATTTTCACAAAGCTACCATTAGCCAGCGCGGACAGCACGAACGTCGCCCGTAACATCGGAATAGACAAAGCATGGTCTGGTGCTTACGCGCCAGCTTCAAAGGAAACCCGCGCCGCATTAATGGTTGAGCGCATTGAATCGTATAACAGCCCCGGTTCTCTCGCGTATTGCGAAAAGCGTGACCGGTTCAATATGCAACTGCAATTGGCAGTTTAAGGACTAACCCATGACCACTATTACCAGAGAACAGCTACACGAACGCGCACGCCGGAAAGTGAAAGAATTGGAATTTGCCATTACGCAGAGTGCATTTACATCTATTCGTGATGGTCTGAACGATGAATTAGAGCTGGCGCGTATCGCGCTGGCAGCGCTGGAGGCTGCGCCGGAGCCGGTTGTGCCAGAGTCCATCAGTGTTCGGCAGGCCATTTCTGCTCTTGAGAGCGCAGATTGTGTAACGACTATTGGCCAGGCGTACAAAATGGGATGGAACGCCTGTCGTGCTGCCATGCTTCAGGGTAGCCAACCTGTAAGTAATCGTGATGAGTTGCAGGTAATCGGCTGGTTGCGTAGTGACTACAACAGCGACGACAAACGCGATCCTGACGCTCCGCTATTTATGTTGGGCAGTAATAACCCGTCTGAAACGTGGGGAGTGAAATATATGCCTCTAACTGGCAACTCTCCGGTAACTCCGGATGGCTGGATAAGCTGTAGTGAGCGAATGCCGAACGATAAAGACTATGTTTGGTGTGGGGGAAGTCTTACGGCTGGACTGAGTGCGATACCTTCGAAGGGTATTACGATTGGTCGAGAAACAAATGGTGGGCAGTTACTGACGATGTGGAAGAACCGGCATCGAAAGTAACCCACTGGATGCTGCTACCAGAACCGCCGCAGCAGGAGGTGAAGTAGTGAATACCTCAGTAATTCGAACATACACAGAGCAGCTTGAGTCCACCATCGAAAAAGGCGTTGAGTTACGAGACTCAATGCGTCAGGAGATATCCCGACTCGAACGACTTGTTAAAGCTCAGAAGTCTGAAATCACCAATGCGGTTAATGCCAAGGAGTTGTACCAGCGCAGGCTTGGTAATTACAAAAAGCGTCTGATAGTTGAGCGGGAGAAGCGGAAGAAACTTGAAGGTCAGATTATCAAGCTAAAGCGGAAGATGAGTAATGGCTAAATCCCCAGCAGAGCGCAACTAACAAACCTCGCACAGTCGAGGTTTTCTTTTATCCGGAGTAACCATGGAATCACACAGCCTCACACTCGATGAGGCCTGTTCATTTCTCAAGATATCCCTTCCATCCAAGTTAGATCCCCAAACCGGAGATAAAACCTATGCGCGAATTACGCGACGACTCACTTGTTGACTTAAAGTTCATGATGAAGGATTCTGGCATGGGCAAGACCTTCATTTACTCAGAAATTAAGAAAGGCCGGTTGCCTGTCCCTCACAAAATCGGTAGCGCATCCAGATGGGTTTATGCCGACTATCAAAACTGGAAACGCAGCCACTTCTCACCCATTCAAAATGTCTCATGAATTGCCTTTGCGGGCATAAATGCGGGCATAAAATTCTTCACTTCTGTAATTCATCATAAATCCCCTGTACTTACGACATTCATTAGGTGTCTGCAGGGGACACCATTGATACCCAGGACATTCTCTTCTTGCTGCATAACCTTTCGAGCGGTTCCCCTTTCATGTTGCTTTTATTGCCCCTATGCAATATCACCGGACATGCCATACGTTCAGCAAAAAGTCGTCATCGGCCGGTTATGACCGATGACATCCTGATGTGGTCTAGAAGCGGTACTGCAACCCCGCGGTAACCGTATAGTTATTATTAGCTATACCTGCGGCATCGCCACCAAAATACGCCGTATCACCGCTGGTTTTATCTATGATTTGCGTACCGCCCTTACCTTCTTCATATTTACTGTAAGCGAACTCAGCAAAGATTTTTGCATTACTGGTAATATAATATCCGGCGTCAATAGAAGCGCCATAATATCGTGAATTTTCCGTTTTTTCACGGAAGGTAAGTTTGCGCATGTAGTGTTCGTCATTATCATGCGCATTTACCCAGTCGCTGTATTTAAACAGTACATTACACTCAAAGTCATTAATACGATAATCACCCGCCAGCCCGATATAGGGCATTTCGAAACGCTGGCTATAACCTATGCCGCGCACGCCATGAGGAAAATTACCAATATACCGACCATTATCATAAATATAAGACCCGCCTCTTGCCGTCCAGCTAAAACGGGTTTCCTGATAGCCCGCTGTCACGCCCGCCTTGTAGTTATCGCCCTGCAATAACCAACCTTTCACATTCAAATCGTATTCATTAGCATAGTTGGCGCTGGTGTCCGGATGAATTGAACGATCGGTCCAGCCTGGCTGCTCACTGCTCATCCAGTCATGGTCAACCATATGACCCGATCCCGATGCCAAAGACGTCCAGCCGCGGGCGTCCAGCGTCATGAACGAATAGGGTTCCCATGATAAATCCCCCTGCAACGTGGCGACATTTTTTATTTTCCAGTCCAGTTGACTAATCTTCCGCCCGGTGTCGGTATCATAAACCAGCTCCCTGGATTTACCATTTAACACTCCCACGGAAAGGGATGTCGTGACGCTATCAGGAGAGACGTCCGGAATAAATAAGGTAGACTCCGCATAAACCGACTCAGAAAATACGGCGATCATCATTACTGCAATAGCATGTTTTTTCAT